TGAAGATGCTGGCATTGTAAACGAACCAACAACTGTTCCACTTGCTTCTTCTACAAGTGTTACTAAGTGAGCACTTGTGTCAGTATTAACTAAACGCACAACTGTAGCACTACCAAATGTACTTGCTGCTCCTGTTGATGTGGCACATGCTGCTTCAGCACCTTTAATCAAAGTTCTTGACATTACTCTAACTTACACTATAAGGTTATTTATTAGAATGGATCATTAGTGGATGATGATGGATTACCCTCAGTCGAAATTGTACCTGGTGTTTTTGTTGATCCTGTTGGTGTAGATTTGTTACAGCATAAAAGAACAACATTACTAGCTGTCGCACCTTGACTTGTTAATGTCAAACTTTCACTTGGTTTTGTAAAATTACTTGTATAAATTGCTTGTCCTTTTGCAATTCTTAAGTTACTAATAAATCCAGACCAGTCATAGTTATGAGTGTGTTGCCTACCAATTTTTAAACCACTAGTACCACCATTTATATTGATACTTCCACTTGAACCACTAGCTGATCCATTTACATACCATTGTCCAGTACCACCATTTCCTACAAATGCAACATGATACCAAGTATTGTATGTAATAGCACCAGTAGCAGATTCTACCTGTTCACCTCCATCCCAATCATAAAATTGAAGAGCCCCATTGCTTATAACACTCATGTACCAATTGTCACCACCATCAGATTGTGAAACAATTGTTTGATAATTATTTAATGAACCATTTATTCTAATGAATGCTTCAAGTGTAAAGGTTTGACCAAGACTCCAAGCATCGTTATCAGGTATTGTTAACGCAGAATTACCATCAAAGAGAACAGAATATGGAGTAGTGGGTGTTAATGAAGTGTCAGCAAGAGTAACAGTTAAAGTATTACCTACCTGAGTATTTCTTCCAGAATCACTATAAACTTTAATAGTAACAGTTTCTGTACCCTCAGTTAAAGTATCATTAGCAACAGTGTGAGAGAAAGTGGCAGAATTACTTGATATAGATGCTGTTCCTGTTAGTGCTCCTGATGAGAAATCATCAGAGGTTACATTAGTTCCTGATAGTTCCCAATATAAATTAGTTCCATCATCCACATTAGTAGTTGTAATAGTAGTGGTAAAACTTCCACCTTCATCTACATTAGTAGCAGATACCGCATGAGTATATGTTGGACCAGCAACACTAGCTCCTACAAATTTCATCATAGAAGAATAGGCAGTCTTTGTTGCCTTTACATCGGCACTACCTTCTAGAGTATCTGTATAATACTTTTCACAATATACAACATCACCAGACATTACCATAAAAGTACCTTCATTAGCACCTTGATAATCTTTTTGGGTTACAAGTATATTAGAAGCACCACTATTAAAAAGTCGTACAACAGGAGCGTTGCTGACATTAGTAGCAGATGCTAGATTTGTTTCAGCAGATAATATTTTCATTATTTCTTATCCTTATTTTTCTTATTGTATTTCTTTGCTATCTCTATCATTTTGTCTGCTTTTGCCCTTCCAGTCAATTTAGATGCGTCATATATTGCATCATCTTTCTTAGAATTTTCAATAGCATCATCTGCTGCCCTTTGTCGTACAGTAGGTTTTTTTAATAAATTGTCTAGGAGTTTACCACCTTCAGATCTTCTTTTAACTACTTGAGGTTGATCTAACTCTTTCTGAACATCAGAAGGTGGATCTCCATCAGGAAGGATGTTGTCTTTAACTGTTTGTAAAACTCCAGATCCACCAACAGCAGTCATTGCAGCACCAGCTATTTTACCCCAAGGGAGTTTAGATGCTACTGCAGCAACACCTTCACTAACTTCTTTTTTCTTTTTTCTATCTGATTTCCATTTACGATGTTTCTTTTGAGTTTCCCATCTTTGATCATCACTAAAAGCACCAGATTTTGCTGCTGAACTTTTACTTGTTTTTTTCAACCAATCAGCTTTATCTTTATCTTCTGTAGATGATCTATCCTTTGGTGAAGATTTTATAACTTCTGGATTTTTCTCAGGATTAACTTTTTTCTTTTCTGTATTAGAAATTGTCTTATTTGATTTATCATCTGGTTTTTTAGTAATAACTTTTGCACCCTGCTTCTTAGCAAGGTTCTTATAATCATCACTACTTACAGGAGTTCCTCCCCCAACATTTGGAGAAGTTTCAGACTCAGGTTTTTTATTCAATTTTCTTCCAACATTTAAACCTGCCTCTAAACCAGTCAAACCAGCAAAACCAGCAAACGCAGATTGTGCCCTAGATTGAGCTTTATCTGCTTTTAAAGTAGCTCCTGCTGCTTTACTCAATGCATCCCATTCTTTAGCCATCTTGAATTTATTCTGAGTGGCTTTAGATCCTTTACCAACTTCTGATGATTTAACATTAATAGTAGTCTTACTTGCTGGTGTAGATGTAGATTGAATCTGAGATGATTTTTGTTGAATCTTAGATAATGATCTTGATTTTTGAGTTGCTAAAGTTCCCTTTTGTGATTTAACTATAGCACCTCCTTTATCTGCTTTTACTCTGGCAATGAGATCATCTGTTCTCTGGGAAAGAGTGCCTGGTTTGTTAGAACTAGATACTGCTTTATCCATTCTACCCTGAAGTTTTCTACCACTCTTAATTTTATCTAATATTTCTTGTGCTTTTGCAGTAATCTTTTGTTTTTTTACTTTTGTAACTTTACCGCCAATTTTTTTGGCAGTTTCAACACCACCACTTAATGCTCTACTTGATGTTGTAGATGCTCTACTTGTTACTGCTGGAACAGTTGCTCTCCAGTTTACTTTATTAAGTTCGGGTTTTACCTTACTCTTAGTGAAAACACCTTTTACATCAGCACCTTTTAAAGACTTTGTTGTTCGTATCTTTTCAATATTATTAACTCTTTTAACTATTTCCTGAGACTTTTTAAATTTAGAAATATCAGCAGCACCTTTATTTCTTAATGCTTTAGCAGCTTTTGGAAGTGCCCATTTACCTAATTTCCATAGTAGTCCAGCACCTTGAGCAGCACCTCTTATTAAGTTCTCATCAACAAGTTCACCTTCTACTTCATGAGAAGCAGAAACTGTTTCTTTCTTTTTATCATTCTTAACCAAAGTATAGTCAACATCATTAACACCATGCTTAATTTTTTTATTTTTAGGTGCTGCTAGATTTTTGTCATTACCACCAGGAAGATACTTATATCTCTCACCAACAACCTCTAAATCACCTCTCCAATCAGAAGGATTAAGTGGTTCTGCCTTAATTATATCTACAGTCTCTATTTCATTAAACTGAACGCCATCAGCATAATTTTCTACACTTATACCACCTTCAACTTCTTCACTTACTTTCTGATCTTCTTTTACACAATTATCAACAGTCTTACCACCTTTCTTTTTAGTTCCAGAAAGTTTGTATCCGTCCCAACATGCTTTACCGTCAAGACCTTTTTTCTTTCCTTCTTCTATTTCAAATTGAGATCTCCAATCCGATAAAGATTCTTGCTTTACTCTAATATTGTCCATTGAACAAGTTATTTGGCGTTATTATTATTTAGAATACCATCTTTTAGCATCTTTGATAATTCACTGGTTGAACCAACAAATAGTGCATTATTCGTAACATTACTTGGTGCTTTTACAGCATCTTCATCTAAATCTTTAACTTTCTTCTGTAAATCTGCTAACTTATCCGTTGTATCAGCAACTGATTTAATAATCTGACCAGCAACTTCATATGCTCTTGGACTAGCACTCTCACCAGCAAGTTCTAAAATACCATTAAGTGCTTCCTGACCTTTCTCAACTAAGGAATATAACTGTGCTCTGGTGTACTTATAATCTTTCTCAATATCATCAGTAATATCAGTGGTTGCCTCCTTTCTTCGGACGCAACCATTTTCATTAACTTGCTGAACTTCAAGTTCAGTGTTAAATGTATCATTCAACTCATCATAATTATCTTTCATAGTTTTAACAATCCCAAGCCCTTAAGGACTTATTAATTCTTGAATCAGGATCCCTTGCGGTTTTAGCAGAAGTAAGTTTCTTCTTCATGCCTTTCATACGAGCACAGAAAGACTTTCTACGCTTGTTTCCTTTCTTTTTACTTGGTGCTTTTAGATCTGAACCAGGATTCTCTGCTTCATAGGACTTACGACCTTTTTCATTAAGACCGCCCGATTTCTTTTTTCCTTCTTTCTTTGTCCAAGCAGCAGCTTCTTTAACTTCACCTTTCTCATAACCTTTTCCATCACCATCATCATCCCACCAGAACTTCACTTTCTTTTTCTTCTTTTTCTTCTTTTCTTCTTTCACACAATTAGGAACTTCCTTACCACCTTTCTTTTTAGTTCCTTTAGCTTTGTAACCATCCCAACAGGAAGGTTTATCAGGATCCATCCCAATATTCTTACGTGCTTGCTTCAAGCCTTCTGAGAATTGATTAAATGTCTTCATTAGATGTCTATTTTACGAGTGGGACTGTACTCCTTAGAATTGTCGAAGAATTCTCTGGTTTCTGTAAAACCAAAATCATCACCTGGTTCTATTAGCATGTTGTCAGCAGCATCAATAACCTGGTCATCATTATAATCTTTCTTAGCAGTTGATTCTACTCTATATCTCATTTCACGATTAGCAGTTCTCGTGTCAGTATCTGAATAGTAATCAACCTGAACCTTACGAATAAGTCCATCTGTAGTATCTGCGATAGGACCAAACATATAAGACTTAGCAGTAAAGTCTAAAGTATATATTAATGCTCTTCTAGTATCAAAGTTACCTTCATAATCATCAGAATAAGAAATACCATTTAATATTAAAGGAATATCTCTTTTCTCACCAATAGAATTTACTAAGTCTACTGTTAATGTATAACCTGGTTGAAAGAACGGCAATATCTGTTCGAGTATTTGTAAGGAATCATCCTGTAGTTTGGTTAAAATATTTAGTTGAAATCCTAAGTTATAGGGAACAGGCATGAATACTTTTTTAAATTTCTTACCATCCTTTGCTTTAAAAGTTTGGGTTATTCCCGATTTCCTACTAGGATCATAAGTTATTGATGTCATCTCAAATGACATTCTTGGTAAACTTATAGCAATTGCTTTATTAAGTTCTGGTTGCTGTTGTATTCTTGCTAAGAACTTTTGTCTAGGTCCATAAGCAATAGGAACCTTAGTATTAACAAGATCTTTTCCCGTATTATCTTGATGACGAACATGTATATCATTAAATACTGTTCCAAAAGAAACAACAGTTTTTCTTATTATCTCGTGATAAAAATATGTACCAAACATTAAACTACACCAAAGGGATTAGATTCTGTAAAATCAATGATTTGATCAGCTTGGAATTCAAACTCATCACCATCACTATATTTATCATTAGCATCATCAGAATTATATGAAGCAGTAGAATATGTTGCTCCAGATATCTGTCCAACAATATCTTCACCACTAAAGAATCCAGCTACAGTTGATCCAATTCCAACATTTGTAACTAGAAGTATCTTAGTATCGCCATCCCAAGATCTAACAGTTGCTGTTGTTCCTGATCTAGCACCTTTAACTGTTTCATTATATTGATAAGTTCCTATACCAACCATAGATTCTGGATCGGCAATAGTTACTGTTGGTGTTGAATTATATCCTTTACCTGGATTATCAACGTAAATAAATTTAACAATTCTATTTTGTCCACTAGGACCTACAGATGATATACCAGTTGCTTGTACTCCAGATCCAGGAGCAGCAATAGTGACAGTAGGGGCAGTTCCATATCCAACTCCACCATCTATAACATTGAGTCTAACAACACCATTATATCCAGATCCAATAGAGCAAGTTGCTGCTGCTCCAGTTCCACCACCACCACTAAAACTAATAGTTGGTGGAGTAATATATCCCGAACCAGCATTCAATACTAAGATTTTTTCTATAGAAGTAACATTCGCTCTTGTAGTTAAAATACCAATTGCTCTAGTAGTATCATTAGCTGGCGAATCACTAAATGTAATTGTTGGTGGTGAGGTAAATCCCGATCCATCATTATTCAGGAATATCTCTTCTACATATCCACTACCTATTGATGCTGTAGCAACAGCAGTTCTTCCAAGACCAACTAACTTAAGTGTTGTAATATAACCTTCATCCTTAACTTGAGTATCTATTGCTTCTATAGAAGTATCAATAACCTCATCCTCAAGTTCAAAGAGTTCACATTTAAGTTGATAAACATAATTCTTACCTAACTGATAGAAAGGATCTTCATGTTCTACAAATTTAACTTCAAATAATCTTTGTCCTAAAGGGAAAAATATCAAATCACCTTCTCTTGGTCTAGATGTCAAAACCATTTCACTATCATCAGTACCATCATCTAAACCTGCCATGAATGGTGCGATGAAATCTTCAAACCTTTCTTTAGATATTGTAAGATCAACTTCATCACGAATATTCATACCAAATTTAGTTAATACATCACCAGCACCAGAATAACCCTCATATGTATTGACATATGCTTCTATACTAAAATTATCATCAAATTTGGAAGATTCTACTTCATTCCAAACATCATCAGTCCCTATAAATTTCCTTGGAATATATGTTACTTCAACACCAAACATTTTTAGGTGTTCATTTATTAAATCTTGTGTTAGTCTTTGTTCCGACTGAGCACCTTGTAGGAAAAATGGATTTAATGCCATATTATTATCCTATAAAGTCGTATGGTGGTAACTCATATTCAGAGAACATTCTACCTCTCAAAGAATCCAATTCAGATTCTGCTTGCTGAAGAATCTCTGTTCCATTCATTTCTATGCCACCTGGTAACTTAACACCCTTAAATTTACTTAAATTTTGTCCCCACTGTCTCTTTATAAGAGCAGTGACATACAATTTGAGAAAAGAATCATTATATACCTGAGTAAATGAATTTGGATCTAATGCTCTATAACAATCAAGAACTAACCAATTACCAACAGTTTCAGCACCCCAATCAATATCCAAATATAATCTATCTTGTCTTTTATTAAATCTTACTTGTTTATCAGTTGTAAGTAAAAAATCAATATCTTCAAGATATGATTTAGTCATTGCATACTGTAATAAATTAACAGAATTAAACTGATACAGATCATTTAAAAATAACTGATATTTGATACTAAACATTCCACCTGATATGGTGCTACTATCAAACTTAAATATCTTTTCTATACCAACTACAGAATCAGGAACCTGTAAAAAATTGGATGTTTCATACCAACTATTTGTTGTAGTTCCATATCCACTAATATTTGTAGAAGTAGCAGATGTAGTTACAATACCAACCCCATCAGTATTTTTTGCTTGACCACGATCAAGATCTTCTTGAGTAAGTTTATACTTAAGATACATTCTTTCAACACCATCAAAATGACGTTCGTTGAATAATTGAAGAGCATCATCAACTAAATCATCTATTTGATCATCAGCAACATTAATTTCTAAGACAGGAGCACCTAGTTTTCTCAAACAATAATCAATAAGTCCTTGTCTAGTTGATGGTTTCGCCATTTATCTTGATGCTATATTATTAGTTGGTTTCTTAGGTTTAGGGGAAGAATCAATTTTTTCTTGTAATTCTGCTATATCTTGTAGAAGACTGTTTTTTTCTTCTTCAAAATCTCTTTTCATTGTTTCAATTTTCGCTTCTAAAAGAACATTTTGATTTAATGTATTAGAAAGTCTTTGATGATATAAATTCACTAAAACATTAACATCAACGTCACTTGCATTATTTGGTTGTTGCATAATTTATTGTTAGAAAGTACCTCCGTCTAGTGTAGAAGTCCAACTAGGCTTATTAGTATATATCACACTAACAGAGGATGCTGTTACGGATAAGTTTTCAATTGCACCATTATTACCTTCCTTTCTTAAATTATTAGTAGTATCAAATGTACCTTCAACACCAAGTAAATTTATCGAAGTACCCGATCCACCAGTCTCAACAACACCATAAGCATTACTGGTATCTTGTCTAATAATGTCACCAACACTGACTGTTACACTGCCAGATAAAGCAAGAGTATTTTTAGTAACCGCAGTTAATATCTGTTTTGATGTATTAACTGGAGTTGCGACAGCATTAGTAGAAGTCTGTAACCCATTCTCATCAAAATATACAACACCGTGAGTATTGAAATCACCTGTCTGATAGTAGATACCTTTGATATCAAGATATCCTCTAGTTCCAGTTACTAAAGCATTAGCAGTACTAGCATCGGGAATATAAGTCCAAGATCTTTCTACAGCACTACTACCTGGGTTAGTTTGGTCAATATAACCAAAGAATCCCATCTTATTATTACCAGCACCATTACTTGTATTATATCCGAAAGAAATACCACGATCAGTATTAGTATCGTATGCGTGAGTAATAGTTAATTGACTAGTAGTAGTAATACCAGAAGCACCTATAGTTTGATCAATAGTAACTATTCTAGTACCAGTATCATACTCAGTAACTGTTGCTACACCAGATGCTGACAAAGCAGAACTTCCAGAAATAACATCACCCGTATTAATACCAATAACAGAGTCTAAAGTAATTGTACTAATACCAACAACAACAGGTTGTGTTACTGTTCTTTCACTAGTAAGATCACCTAAGTGTAGAATAGGATCATTTAAAGTTGATGTTGTAGAGTTTACGGATGTTGTTGTTCCATCTACCTGTAAACTACCTTTAATAACAACTGTACCTTCATTACTCAATCCATCTGGATATGGGTCAATAAACAGAAGATCTCCACATCCTGCTTCTGTTTCAATAACATTAGAACTTATTCCAACACAACCAAACTTAGCTCTACCAGTAACCTTAACATTTGTATCATATGTCCAAGAAGCACCAGTTACTTTTACATCATCATCTCCATCTTCATCATATTCTATTTTGGCATCTTTATCAGTACCAAATGATAACATTGTATCATCTACAACATTAACATGTCCATTACCATTAGTATCAAAGATAAGATCACCATCAACATTAGTTGATGAAAATGTATTCAAATCTAGTCTAATATTATCTACATTCCATTGGTCAACCTTTCTTTGATTGTCCATGACGGCAACTATACCGCCATCTTGGTTTCTTGTATTTTGAACACCAGCAACAGCACCTGCTGCGTGTTCCATCATAGAGGTGTAAAAATGACCACCTATTGAATGTACATTATTACCATCATCACCAACATATATCCTATCTTTATATTGATTTATACCACCGTAACTACCGATACCTGTTACATAGGCCATTTCACCCCAATTGAGGCTGGCAGGTTTATCGGTTCCAGAGGATCGTTTGATCCTGATAATACTAGCCATTTAGAAATTTCCCCCGTTAATGT